ATCCCGCTCTTTAGTGTTAGTACTTGTTACACACTAAATCCTATTATCTAAGGTCAATGTGAACATGTTTATATGAATGTGTTTGTGTTGCAAAGTGTTTGTCTTAATATGATGAACATTTTGTGATTATTATTGATTATTAGTTAGTTATTGTTAGTTTATATAAACAAACATTAGGTTTGTTAGTTAGTGTTAGCTTTGTTTTGAGCTGCTCATGGGGCTCACATTCGTCTAATGCCGCTATTTAAGTTTGAGGTACGTTGATCGTCACCTGTCAACCGCTGCCTATTATTACTTCTACACATGCGAGAATAGCGTTTCCCGAGTAGTGTTGACGTATGTTTGTTTGTATACTAACGATGTTTTTTATTTTGTTTTCTAGTCCTGGTGTGTACAGGAATTCATCGCAACTGTATCTTTGTTAAGGGTACAGCAATATATATTATAGTCAACTTCCGTAAGAAAACCAACTTCAGCACATCCCAATTGTGCTGTCGTAATTTTGGAGGAACACTCTAACATGCCGAGTGATTATTTGCATGTACAATTTAAAATGGAAAAACTTTTTAATACAAATACAACTTTAGAAAACCAGGTGGAGCCAACTGTAAATGGCCGTAATGACGTTTATGAAGTATCGGAGGTTTCGGACACGATAATCAATTCCTTATATGATTTAGACATCAGTGTGCCTAAGGCTACTGAAGTCGATATGGATTATTATGAGGTTTTTGAGTTACCACGTGTTTACGTCTCCGAAAGAGCAAAAAAGAAGATAGAAAAGAACTTTGAGGGTTTGGATGTCGATTTGAGCAATGTCATCGTTGTGCGTGATGACATTAAAGTGAAGAAAAATAAAGAACGTGTTCCTCATACCGTTGTAAGGGAGAAATATTCACACGTGACGTATGTGAAGAAAGACCCAGGTGATATGAAACAAAGTATCGTACAGGACGGTACCACAGGGATCACTTCGGAGAAGAAAAAACATTGGAATCGTGCAAGAATCAATAAGAAGGTTAAAGCTGTTGCACAAATGATGCGAGGCTCGCCTTTAAATGTCTCGCACACGACTCGACGCCAACTTGAGACAAGTTTTCCCGAAATGAATTGGGATGAGGAAACATATGTGTCATATGATGATGATGATGATGAACCCACTTTGTGGGAATCTATTGACTCCACGTTCTTTGAATTTGTTGAGACGGCAGGTCATTCGCGTTTAGTGAAGCAATATGGTGCGTTATTTACGCGATTAGCCTCCTATATTTTGAGTATTATTCGCTCAAAGAATTGGGTAGAAATTGTTCTGCACTCTGTCTCATATATCAGCATATTACGCGGGAATTATGATTTGGTCATCTTTGATGACTTCAGTTTTCTTGTATCATGGATAAAACGCGAGTTTAGTTTGTGTATGGGAAAATGGAAAAATAAGGGAGTGACTCAGTCTGCGTCTGCTATATTTCGCAATATGGCTTCCATTCTTGATTCTGCTTTCATTACTAGCATAAAAAGGTTGGTCTTGTTGATAGCCTCCTGCGGATATTTGCCCCAAAGAGCGGAAACGCAACTTTTCCGATTTTTCGGGAAAACTGAGTGTAGGTCTGGGGATCAACTTTTCATTGAGATATGTAAGAACATGTCAGAGGTTTTGAACCACATAGACTTGTTTCGAACGGGGATGCCATTTACGGATGTGCTGTTGAGCAAATCCCCTATCCATTCGATAGAAACGAGTACACAATGGCTGGTATCTTACGAGAATCTTACAATAAGCACTCACTTTAATGACAATCGCCCAAGCAATGAGCCTATGATCTCCGATGTCGAATATGAGGTTAAATTAAATGAAACTTTCGCAAACATTTTAACCGTGAAGAAGACTAACGGACCGTTTTTATCATACATCAATAGTGCGCGATTGCAAGAGTGTGAGGTTACACTGCGCAATATTATTAAAGGAAGAGTTGCCAGGGATGCGAAATACCGCACTGCACCGCTAGGGCTGTACTTAGTAGGCCCCCCGGGAGTTGGTAAAAGTACACTAGTACAATTTATCGTGAAAGTCTGGTGTGAATGTCGACATATTCCATATTCAGATAAGCTGGTATATAGATACAATGCTAGCGATAAATATTACTCTGGATATAATAGTAGAGAGAACCCGGTGATGCATTTTCCCGAGATAGGGTCTTTAGCTCCCAATATGGTTAGGACGTCTGGTGATCCTACCTTGCAAGCACTTCTTGACCTTATTAGCCCTACGCCGTTTCCGTGCAATTCGGCCGCGATAGAGGATAAGGGAAAAGTGTTTGCTAATCCTGCGCTTGTAATTGCTGACGGAAATAACCCGGACATGAATGCCAACCATATTTTATATAGCGCTGCGGCAGCATATAGGAGATTTGATTTTATTTTGGTCAATCCGAAAGATCCCTCAAAATTGGGACAATTTGACATTTCTAATAAAGAATACAAATTTGACCAATATAGCTTTACAGTTATGAGGAGGCATCCGATTTATTATTCTGCCACAGACCCCAAACCTTACAAAGAATATGAGGAGAGAGTTGTTGAACTTGGGGGAAAACCATTGAAGGACGTTGATATTTTTGAGTTATTGAGGTTTCTTGAACACCGCTTTGTTCAAGAGACCAATAAACAACACATGATAGACGAGGCGTTGAAGAGTGAAGGTGTGGCGAAATACTTTCAGAAGGTCTTTGCTCCCACCACTTCTGTGCCTGATACAGAGGTTAAAGAACAAACCGGAGTTACACAAGCTTTCTCGATTTTTAAAGAGATTAAAGAGATTGAGACTGGATATTCTAAATTGTTGATACGTGTTAGCAATTTGGTGACTGTTGGCGTGTGCAGTTTATTGTTCTCATTCGGCAGCGCTTTTTATTTCGCACTACCTCTTTCTTTTGTTCCCGGGATTTTCCTATTCCCAGGGATATTGTGGAATTATCGTCGCACGTTAGCTCGTTTGCCGCAAAGATTTTTGACGTCTGGACCCACGTGGTTCTTGATTGTGAGATGGTACGCAATATGTTGTATTAATCTATTATTTGATACAATTAGCTTTTGTTTTGCGCTTATATCGTATCGAGTATGCCGTTTTGGTCTTTGGATGGTTCCAGACCATATCTTTGGTAAGTACATGAAGCGTACAATTCTTTCTCCTATCAATGAATCCGTGGATGAATCAAGACAGACTATATACAAACGACTTTATTGCTTGTTCGGATACGACGTGTTTGAAACCGGTGAATATAAAACAAAGTTGGGTCAAGTTTTCATGACGATGGCGATGCTATATACTGCGTATTGTGTGTACAAGCGAGCCACTAGACCCAGCAAGAATGTTTCCCAGTCTCGGACAGACGTAAGAGAATTTGTGGGCTTGACGCGCGAACCTGTAGTGAAAAAAGATGTTGGAGGTCACTTTTGGTCGCTCAATGTCCCACTTCCGGAAATTAATCCGCGAGCCGCTGCTCAGAAAAATGAATTTAGGAATGTTCTTAACAGTGTTCGTAATAACGTGAGACAGATAGCTGTTATGGGACGTGAAAATCCTATTGAGCCGGCTCAAGTCGAAGTGATAAAGAGATTGTTTAGTGAAGCTGCGGCAGATGCTTCAATCATGGATCGCATGCGCATTCAAATACAATATGCATGGGGATTGCGGGGTGATGTTTATGTCACTAATGCTCATGTTTTTGATCCTGCGTGTAGATATTTCGTGATTAGAGCCCATATTCCAGGAAATCCCACTTCTTGCACATACAACTTGGTAGATAGGTACTACAATATGCTAGATGTGGGGAATGATGTGTGTTTGGTTAGATTGACCAACACACATTGTGTGGATGTGACGTCTTACCTTCCAACTGAAAAGATGTTAATTTATAACACAGTTTGGATTGGTCGCTTTGTGTCTAATTCTACTTATCAGTACTATGACCAGACAATACAAATAGTTCGACAAGAATTGCGCTTGGAGATGGAGAATGCGTGGGATCCTCCCAATGATAAAACTTGGGTTTCAAATCCTATATCGTATAGAATGACGCTTCCCCAAGATAGTACAACAGATGGAATGTGCGGAACTCCTATCGTGGCACAAATCAATGGATTTAACGTAATTGTCGGTTTCCATTGTGGGGCGAAATCTACTGTTTCGAGGGAATGTTTTGCTACTGTGATTTGGCGTGAGCTTATTGAAGCTAAATTCCACGATTGGATATCTAAGGGTCCCGTGATGACCATAAGTAGTAAGAGCCAGAGTTTAAATCCTATCCCCCCGCGATTTAATATCACCACTCGCGTCGTTTCGCATCACTGTCTGCGTTATGTTTCCACTCCAGGATTGGAGGTTCTTTGTGCCGTTGACGGTTACGATGCTCGGCAGAATCGGTCATTGGTTGAGCGAACGCGAGATTATTGGATGGAGGGAAAAAATTGTGTGGATACACTGATCCCATATCACAGCTATGATTCAGGGAAGGAGAGATACGGGCCACCTGTATTCAAGCACGTTAGTGTTGATCAAGGAGATGGAACAGTGAAATGGTTGCATCCTAATAAATACTTCGTCGAGGCAGTAGGAGAAATTAAGATACCTTTGCCTATGGAAGACATGGGCATAGTGACACATGCTACGTTTAATTACATTTTAAAAAGGCTGGATATGCTAAATGGAAAGCGTATACAAATTAAACCATGGAGCTTGGATCAAGCGATCAACGGTATCATTGGTAACCCATATGCACGAGGGATGAACATGTCCACGAGCGCTGGGTTCTATTTTGGCAAAGTTAAGCGAAATTTGGTCACCCAGATAAATGAGGGTGGAGTGCTCAAGTATGTTGTTAGCGACGTGGTCATAGATCGCACTAATGAAATTCTCGAATGTCTAAGTCGAGGCGAAAGTGTAGGCACCGTGATAACATGTGCGCTTAAGGATGAAATTAGGTCACGATCAAAGATAGAATCTGCTAAAACCCGCGTGTTTTGCGTGGGAGATATGAGCATGTTGATCTTGAGCAGGATGTTCTTTGGACCATTATTTACTCTCATGCAGGAATTTTCAGAGGCATTTGGGTGTGCCATAGGTATTAATACCCACACTGACAGTGATATGCTGGCGCGTCGTTTGAATGAATTTTCATCGCTCTTTATGGCAGGTGATTACTCAGAGTATGACACCCGGATGTCACCTGGTATCACACTGGTGGCTAGTACTGTCATATATCGCCTGTTGCGAGCGATGGGCTATGATGACAAAGATATGATTGTTGTCCAGTCTTTACTTACGGATTCTTACTTCCCCCAGTATATATTAGAGGGAGTTGTCTTTAGTAGTGTTGGAAGCACTCCCAGCGGTGAATATGGAACGGCAGAGAGGAATTCGCTTAAAGGTTTGGTGATTTTGATTTACGCATATTTGAAACTGAAGCCAAAAGAGGTAGACTTGGAATCTTTTGGGGTTAACGTTTTGCCGGTTACGTACGGAGATGATCTGGTGGCTGCTGTACGTCCACATGTTTCCAATTGGTTTAACAATGTTAGTTTCGCAAAGATTGTGAAGGACCTCGGTATGACATACACAGATCCGAACAAGAAACTAAATCTGTCACCTTTCTTCACATTCTCTGAAATTACTTTCTTAAAGAGACGTTTCATCTTTGCCAATAACAAATATCATATGCCACTGGAGTGGGACTCCATCGGAAAGAGCTTGTCGTACATTATTCCTAGTAAATACGTTGGGTACTACGAGCAGAGGATGAGTAGTCTGCTTAGCGCAGTTTATGAAGTGCGCATACACGCGAGGACAACCGTGGCGTTACACGGTAGGAGCGTGTGCAAAGAAGGCACAAATTATGGGAATCTAGTGTTTTGTGAGTACAAAAGAAGATTTCGATATTTGGCTTCTCTTTGCAGTTTAGATGATGGGGGCAAATTGATTAAACAGGTAATAGATAATCCGGCTGTTACTAAGTTGTTCCCATTATATAACGATAGTGAGAGTGGAGTTGTGCAATCCAATCTCACGATAGATTCTGCACTTTTTGATCCAAACATGTCATCAAATATTTCAAACTTGAGCACGGAGTCTGGCCACAGCAACCAGACAGATCAATCTGTACGACCACGATCGGGGAGGCGTGTGTCGGAAGTTAATTTTGAGAACACTTTGCGTGATCTCGGGTTTTATAGGGCCCATTCTCCTTTATTTGTCAACACAAACATCGATAGCACGCAAAAAGTTGTTCAAGCCAAATGTCAGAGTACAGGAGGAGTGATTACTGAAGAACGTAATGAAACTAGAACTGCCCTTGACGTCGTTGAGAGTTCAGTTGGGAAAGCGAGTATAGATCATGATGAGAACGATGTACTCACAATTGCGAGGTTTTTCGAACGTCCCTTTACCATGTATGATTTTAATTATGCGGTAGGAGGTACGATGCGATATGATTTTGATATCTTCGATTTATGGTCGAAGACGCCAGAAATCCGAAGAAAGTTGTGTAATTTCATGTATTTTCGTGGAGACTTGAACATCCGTGTCACAATTTCTTCGACTCCCTTTCATTATGGACATGTTATATTGGCATATGTTCCTTATGCTCGACTGAATGACCCGTTGGTGGGCATTCAGAACGGTTCTGCGACACAACAGGAGATGCTGGTGGCATATCTATCGCAGGGCCCATACACCCACATAGCTAACATGTGCGAGGGCGGTGTTTATGAGTTTAAAATACCATTCACGAGTCCTTCATCATATTATCGCATTTACCGAGATAATACACAGGTAATAACCGCGACTCAGGAGTTCTCAGATTTCCTAGAGGCGGGGAAGCTGTTCATAGTGGGATTTAACCCTGTGAGCACTGCTTCTGATGATTACACCACACCCGTATCAGTGAACATACAGGCTTTTTGTACGAACGTTCACATGCACACTCCCACTCGTACTTTGATGGCAATCTCCCAATCACGGAGAGCACATAAAGTCAAATCGCGTCAGGTTTCCGAATATCAGAGACCTCCGACGGTGTCCCAAATGGCGAGTAATGTTGCGGAGGCAGCTGGCCTTTTATCGACAATACCCCCATTGATTCCATTTATGAAGCCAGTCGAGTACATTTCATCCAAGTTTGCGGAAGTGGCTGCTATATTCGGGTGGTCGAAACCATTGCAATTGGAGGCCACTAATAAGATGAAGAACATGAATTATTCTAATCAAGCAACGTGTATAGGAGTTGACACTAGTGAGGTGTTAGCAGTGGACCCTAAATGTGGTCTTGTAACATCGGAGACTCCACAGTTCTCCGATGAAGATCAAATGACCATTCGTTATCTTTGTTCGCGGGAAGGGTACATTTACACTGCTACCTGGACAAAAGACACAGCCGTGGGATCTGGATCCCTTTTTATGTCGTATGTAAATCCATCTATGGCGTTTACACCCACGGGAACACTTGTTACTGCTTTGCCTACGCCCCTGATGTTCGCGACGCGCCCGTTTAGATACTGGAGAGGTTCGATCACGTTTATTTTTAGGATAGCGGGCGCAAAATTTCAAGCAGGGCGACTAGCAGTTATTTTTGAACCTAACATCAGCCAAGAATCTCTTATAAATGCTAGTGCCATCCAGATGGGTACTACAAATGCAGCTACTATCGATATTGCTGAAGTGAAGGAGTTCGAGTTCACCGTAGATTGGAATTCGGCATATGAGTGGTGTACAATTCCATCTCAGCGAGCTAACTTTGCATTCAATACTGGTGGGCAAACCTTGAATACATCTAAAATGTGGTTTTCAATGGGGTATGTCCGATTGGTTCCACTTACAGCACTCATTACGAGCGGCACTGCCCCTGTGTACATTAATGTATTTGTGAAATCAAACGATATGCAAGTTGCATATCCTACTAAGACGTATCCAGGAAGTAGAATATTAAAGACCGTGACACAGTCATTACACGTACCAGGCACAAAGAACATGCCTAGTACCACCACTCGGTGGTTCGGGGAATCCGTGGTGAGTTTTCGTACTCTTTTAAAGAGATACGAAACGGTAGCACGGGGGATTTCAGTTGAACCCAATAACAACGGAGCAGTTATTTTTCAAGTCATTCATCCGCTCTATCCTCTGCAGACTTTGCCCTCTGTGATAACTCCTGAAACTCAAACTTTCAATGGGTTGACTAGTTTGTTCTCCTATTTGAGAGCTGCGTATTTAGGGATGAATGGAGGATCACGATACCATTATCGCTCGTGGAGGAATGCTCACGTGGAGAAGACATCAGGTGAATCCGTGACACGTTCCACGATAAACAACCGTGGGGACACCACGGTCATGGTTACACGAGCCATACCCACATCCGATGTCCCATATGGTGGCTCTATTCCCTCTGTCTTTACTGATGCAACATGGAGCGTGTCTGCTTTTAATCAATCAAGTGTCCAGATTAACGCTGACATTGGTGGATCAATTGCGTTTGATCTGTTAACAAATGCGGGTGTAGAATTTCAGATTCCGTCGTATTTTCCTGCAAATTTTCTCTTCGCTAATAATGTAACAAATGGTGCCCGTAAGCCTTTAGATAGGCTCACAGCAGATCTCCCAGTCGGAGATGGAATGACCATTCCACCGGGATATACAAACTTTCTCTTGCGAGAGTTTACTCCAGGGCAATTCCACGGAGGAGGCAAAGAGAACCAGTGGGTGTTAGACTGGTCAGCAGCGGAAGACTTTTCCTTTTATTTATTTTTGGGAGCTCCCGCTTATAATACATTAGAATGAAACTGCCAATATAATTGCGCATTTGGTTCTTTTTCTTTTAAACCGACGACACGGTATATAAATAGT